AACTAAAAAAAATTATCAAACATAATTGTAGATGTCTGATAATTTCATTTCCGAAATAACACTTGAATATTTAATGAATAAAGATCAATATGCAAAATATATAATGAATAAATCGAATAATGGTACTGGTTCTAGTTCTACTTCTAATAGCAATCGTAAAGACAAAAAATTTTATAAAAAACGCATATATGACCTAACAAAACAATTAATAAATAATGAAAAACCAGAAGGGATATATTCAGGAATTATAGATACTTTTGATTTATATACGAAAATATGCATAGAATATTTTAAAACTTTAGATAAAACAGATATTATTCAAGAAGATTATAACGGACTTATAACTGATGTGTCATCCAACGCAGAAGTTCATGCGCTTCAAAACGCACAAAATACAGAAGAAGCGAATAAATTAATGATGCGTTTAGTTAAAATAACCGAACCAAATTCACTTGAAAAACTGGTGAAAAGAACAATGATCAAAAATGTGGACGCAAAACCGAATATTCCTCCAAAACAAAAAGAGATAAATTTAAAAGACCCTATTTTGAAGAATAAAGGAATTCGTAAAAAGAAAAATATCACTAATAAATATGACGAAACAAAAATCCCGGAAAAATAATACAAAAAAGACAAAGACAAAGACAAAGACAAAAAGCACAAAGACAAAAACAAAGAGAAAAAATAATAAAACGGTGAAAATTGTAACAACCACAGCGAATTCTCTCGATAACTCTATTAAAAAAAAATTTAATGTAATAAAATTAAAATGCAGTCCTAAAACACAACAAAAAGATTACACTTGTTTAGAAGATGACACATTGTACAAATTAAAAGAGTTATGGAATGCGCGACATCCAGAGGCTACTATTAAGACAAACGACTCAAAGGAAATATGGGAAATATTAAATGTGAAAATGAACAATGTGTGTAATAAAGAGTCGTGTTGGTTAAAACAAAAATTCGTGGATGGTAAATTGGATAAAGAATTAACAAACTCTTTTGCGCCAGTATCACCCAAGGAATGGAAAAAGAATCCAAATGAATGGCTTTCCAGTACAGATATATTAGACGTGATGAAACAATATGAACGCGCTTATAAATGTTTTGATTTTATTGGTCCAAGTCCAATAGATTTTGATACAAAGAAAATATATGGAGAATGTGTTTGGGAGGAATTATGTCATTTTAATTTAGAAGATGAAATTAAAAACGGGAAATTTAAAATAGGTGTTATCTTCAATACAGATCCACATAATAAACCGGGAAGTCATTGGATTTCTCTCTTTATTAATATTAAAAAAGGGACAATATTTTTCTTTGATAGTGCTGGAGATAAAATTCCTAAAAAAATAATGGCCCTTGTAACCCGAGTTATGAAACAAGGTAAAAATCTGGATGAACCTATCAATTTTAAATTTGACCAAAATTATCCAGTGGAACATCAATATAGTGATACTGAATGTGGTATTTATTCATTATATTTTATTGCGCACATGTTAGAAGATAAAATAAATGCTCATTATTTAAAGACACATATATTGAAGGATAAGTATATGGAAAAATTCCGCAAGATTTATTTTAATGCGTCGTTATAACATTTTTCAAATAAAATATATAAATACAATTTTGTAGTATGTGTATTATATGTCTATTCCAGATTTTATATCAAATGAAAACATAGAAATGATTTGGGAAATTATTATTGATACTGATTTGATTAAATCGAAACAAAATATAAATGTTCAACAAATGAGGCAGTATTTTATTGAAAAAACAAAGTTGTTTTATGACAATGAAAAAAATACGTATCAAAATTTAACGCAAATGAATAAGAGTTTTATTTCATTGATTGTCAAAGATATCCAACAAATTTTGGAAAAATCTGCTCATCAGCAACAGCACCAGCAACAAATTGTAACAGCACAAGATATTCAAGCAGAGAGAAAAAGCACATTTGATAAAAATTTAAATCAGAAACAGGAGGAATTTATGGCTGCAATGTCTGTACCAGTTCCAGAGGCTCCCAAATTTAACGATAAAATGGATGAACCCATTGGAGGTAATATGGCTGAATTAATTTCTAGAACGCTGGCGCAACGTAATTTTGAAATGGATCAAATACATAAAAATACAAATAAATCGGATGTTGAAAACTGGTTAAAACCTGCAGAAACATCTATTAAAAATGATACATCGACGCACACACAACCGAAACTACAACTACAAATGCCTCCACAACAGCAACAACAACAACAGCAATACCAATATCAACAACCAGTAAAATATATTAAAATTGGGGAAAATTTGGATGAAAATGTAGTTATTAAAAATAATATTGTTGATTTGGAGCGAGCCGTAGCCGAAGGCGCCGGTGAGCGATGGAACTCCGTAGACGTTAGTCGAAGGAGTTTAAATGTTTCACCGCAAAACGGACATAAAAATACACTAAAAAAAGTTTTATCATGGGATAAAAATAGTCCAGAATTTATTATTCAAAAAGATAATATTGAAATGAATATCCACGAAGACACAATGTTTTCACAATTTAATCCGTCACAACCCATAGATAATATTTTTGCAAAGTTGAAACCATTATATAAACCCGTGTTAGAAACAGAAACAGAAATAGATAATATAACATTAAATAATTTAAAATCAGAAATGACAACTATGAATAATAAGATTGATTTTATAACTCAACAATTATCTCGACTTTTGGAGTCGAAGGAGTTGTAAATAAATAAAAAATTGAAACATTTTTTGATGTAATACTTACATACATCAAAAAATAAATTACAATAATTGTAAATCATATTCAAATTCAATTCAAATCAAATAAAATGGGAAACTGTGCGTCTGAAGAACAAATGCGTCGTCGGAATGAACAAGAAAACACACAATTACAAGAAAGAGCATTAGCGTTATATCAATATCGGGAAAAACAATATAATATCTATATTCACGGGTCATTTGATCAATATATGCGTCAGATTGCTGGTCAATATGAGCTGGATTGTTTGCCAGACGATTGCAAGTATGGCTCAACAGCAGAAATGTAAAAATAAAACAAAAAAATAACAAAAAAAAATAAAACAAAACAAAACAAAAAACACTATACCTTTTTCAACACTTGCTCACCACGTTGATTCGTTTCCAATGTTGCAACAAGCATCGGCTCTATTCGCGGGTTTTCCAATGCTTGTTTATACGTATCCATATCATATAAATTATACAAGTCCTTATTTACTTGTCTAGAAATATATGTTTTCCCACGTATAGTAGTCTCCACACCACGCCACTCTATTATTTTTTTATTTATTTTTGCCGTCACATCTATTTCATCTTTTGAAATATTTGGATTATATGCGAATTTGTCAGCAGACGGTTGTCCAAATGACAAACAATGTAATTGTTCTTTAGAACCCTGTTTAGAATAAATCGCACAATCAATAGACGCCTCTTTTATTGCAGTTAAAAACTTTTCACTGAGTTCTTCTTTGATTGTTGATATTTCAAACAAACATTCATCACTTGTCAATGGTATATTATCCACATCTTCTTTATCCGGACGGATTTTGTATTTTCGTTTGCTCAGATCTTTTCGTTTTAACTCGATGGACGCATCACTTTTTATTTGTTCCGGAGTAAAAGACATTAAGTAGACAAACACTTCCACAGTTTGTAATGCTACGGGTAAATTTTTATGAGAACATATACGACGGGCTCTTCCGATCACTTGTTGACTTCTCACAGGGTGCCAGTAGGGTTCAGTTAAATGAACATATCGCGTATTACGTAAATTGATTCCTTCTGAACCCGAACTGGTGATCATCAACACCTTTATAATTTCTCCCATATCATTGTTATTCGCAATCTCTTTTAGTTGAGCAGTAATAGGTGATTTCAAATCCCAATCACCATTATAAATATTACGAATAATTTCCTTCTCTTCTGAACTTTCTGTCCCAGTATACAGAGCAAAAGTGGGTTTCCCCATATCTTCTTCACTAATATCCAAATTCCACGTGCCACTTGGATCCTTCTTTATTTTGAATTGTGTAAACCCATTTTGTTCCATCACCATTTTAAAAATACCAATTCCCTCGAGAGAACGAAATTGTGAATACACCAAATGAAGACCACGATGTTCGGCGTCCTGAATGTTTTCCAACATGTGTAAAAACTTTGGACCATACGTTTTTAATCCTTCTGGACTCAAATATTCACCCGCGTGTTCTTTCAATAATTGTAGTGCGGTTTGAATACGTTTTTCGTATGTTTTATCTGCGATTTTTTCAATAATTTGGTCTCCCTCTTGTTCACCACTCCATTCATCGCCTTCCAAATCATTTGAACCCTTTTTAGCCGTTTCTTTTAATACATCCCCATATATTTCTTCCATTTGTGCACCCGTTTCCTTTTCTCTGTCTTCAATAGGTAACGGACGGCCACCGATTTCCTTTGGCATTACATAATTACAGTATAAACGTGAGAAAATACGATAGGTGGAACTGGGATCCTTATAAATGCCATTTACATCCGGAGCACCCTTTTTCTTTTTAGAATCCTTTTCTTGTTTTCGTTCTTGTTGTCGCGCGGCCTCATAAACAGTAAATTGATAATCGCTCATTGGAATTTTAACCACGTGGTAGTCGGTCAATTTATCATATTTCGGTAATAACCCTTCTTGTTGACTTCTGAAATAAGAAGTTAACCCCATAATACGTCTTTTAAATAAATCCGCGTTTTTTATATTTCCGGTGCTAGGTTCAATATACCAATTTATAAAATCATCCAATTTATCTGGCAGAGCTTTAAATAATTCAATTTTAATACCTGTGGGAAAAACCTCAATTCCGTTATTATTTAATATACTAATCACTCTTCTCTCAAAATCATTATCGTTTATTTCACCCACATTTTGTTGTACTATTTTTCCAGACGCTTCGCGAAATTCTTTGGGTTTATTTGTAACGCCGTGGTAGCCGCTATCTTGTTTGATTTTATTTTCAAACCCAAAAGGGTTACGTGTAACAGTAAGTTTTTTACTTGCTGCTGAATATTCGAAATAATCCAATACTTTTTCCTTCATAAAGATATCTTGTAGTTTTTCTTTTGTGACTGGTTGTCCGGATTTAATATCCAATGGAATTTCCCACGATTTAATATAACCGCGCAATATATTAAAAAGTATTGCTAATTCGTTGGGGTTATTTATATAGGGACTACCTGTCAATAAAACAACTCGCGCGTTTTGCGCGCTTAATAAAAATTCATACAATACTAGAGCCATTGCGTATGGAACATGATCTTTTTTGCCCTTTTTATCTGCTGGAATTTCCTTTTCTTTTGCAATTTTATTTACAATTCTACTAACAAAATTATGGACTTCATCAATAATGATAACGGAATCATCAAAAATATTCGTTTCAAAATTGTTTGTCATTTCTTTTAATTTATCGCGACGTAACCCATTATAATTAATGAATTTATATTTGGCTTGTATCATCTCATCTATTTGGTCATTCAAACTTTTTAATTGCGTTTGATCAAGCGTATCATAATTACTTGGTTTTGTATAGTTCACCAGCCACGCACCTTTATTTTTGGTAATGTATTCGACAGATAAATTCAAAATACTCGATAATGTATCCATTGCTTCGGGATGTTCTTTTGTAGAAATCCATTGCCAGAATTGATTTTTTTTGTAAAGTGGGTCGCCGCATTTTTTAAGTTCTTCCATAAAATTGCGTCGCAATGATGCGGGGGTCATTACAATCACTTTTTTACTATTTTTTAGACCTTCCGCAATAGCAATAGAAGTGCACGTTTTGCCCGTACCTAAACCAAAATAGAGCAAAAGACCTCTATAAGGTGTGTATAAATTCAAATAATCACGGACTAATTTTTGATGTGTCAACAATTTAAAATCGCATGAGTCTTGTCCAAGACTTTCGCAAGTAATTTGCGTTTTATCGTCTAATACTTCATCGCGATATGGTTCAAAAACGGAATTAATATAATTAATGAATTTTTCACGATTATTCATAAAGTAACTGGAAACTTTGATATTTACTTTTTGTTCTTTGGGAGGCAATCGTGCGATTACGGATTTATTATCAATATCAACCCATTCTTCTGGTGCTAATATAGAGATTCCCTTAATATGTTTTTTTGTGCGACGCCCCTTTGGTTTTTCTTCTAGTACCGTTTTTTCAGCTTCTTCTCCTTCTCCTTCTTCTTTTTCTTCTATTACCCTTTTTTCTTCTTTTTCTTCTAATTCTTTTCCTTCTTCTAATTTTTCATCTTCTATAATCAACTTTAATTTTTTAGCACTCTTTTTCGCCTTTTTCTTCGGTTCTAATTGTTCTTGTTCTGAAATTTCTAATATTTTAGGTGATTCTTGGAACCCGGAAGCTTTAGCTGAAGGAGATGGGTTCAATTTAACAGTGGATTTTATAGTAATCTTGCTAAGTTTTTTATCTTCTAATCGTTTCATTAACTCTTTAATATCAAACTGAGCATCACGTTTATCGGTCACAGTAACTTTACTAATTTTAACTTTTTCAGGCGCATTCGGAGCAACATATGTAGACGGGATAACATTTATAGGTTTAAATTCATCGACAATTGGTTTTATTCTTAATTTATCTTTTAATGAGTCTAATGGATTCATTTACCTATAATATCTATATAGTTAAAATATATTAAACTTTTTGTATCTAATCCAACCAAACCAAACCAAAATAAAATAAAATATATAAATTTGGACTAAATAGACAGTTTATTCAGCGCTTCATTACACGCGATTTGTTCCGCTTTCCGCTTAATTTTATGAGTTCCTTCCCCTAAAAATAAAAATATTTTTCCGTGTGTCTCAATATAATCTTGCACTGCTTGGAATGTTTTCAAATGATTAATATGAATTGAATTATTATGAGTGCAATTATACACGTGTTGTCCTACACATAAGTAAACACCCATTCTAAAACCACTCTCAATGTCGTGTTCAATTTCTAAATAATGTGGAGTCACTTTGAATTCTTTTTGTATTTTCACCTGAAGTATATTTTTATAATTATCATCGTTTTGAATGAGAGCAATCCAATCAATATGTTTTTCAAAAATATTCTCGATAAATATTTGAGCCATTTGGAATCCTGGACCCGTTACGAAAATATTTTTAAACCATCCGTCATCATCAGTCACCTTTATTTTATTAACGTCTAAAAAAAGCGCACCAATAAAGGCTTCAAATAAACAACCCATTTTTTTTAAATTATTGCGAATATTTTTTTCTTCTGCGTGTTTTGATAAAATAAGCCATTTATTTAGACGCATTTCAATTGCGATTTTTCCAATTGCTTCATTTTTCACAATGGCTATTTTTTTCTCGGTCATAAATCCTTCGTTCTCTTTAGGAAAACGGCGATATAAATAATATTTAGTAACCAGTTCCAATACACCATCTCCTAAGAACTCTAGACGTTCATTTGATTTTGTACTTAGTGGCATACAATCCGCGGGTTTTTCTACAATTGTAATATTTTGACAGGCGTTCTCCAGATGCGGTCTTTTCGTATATGAACGATGGACGAATGCTCGCTTGTATAAATTAATATTATCTATAATTCCAGGAACTCCGTATTTAGTGAGAATAGATTGAACTTCATTCAATGTAATCTCCACATTTAAGGAATTATATGGGTTAAAAATTAATCCGTCTTCACCTTTAATTATATCGTCGTCGTGCATTATATTCTTATCTATTTTGTCCATGTCGTATCTTATCTATATATAAATGTAGTAAATATTATTTATATCATTTAATAATATTATATATGGGTTTTCACAAAAAAAACAATATAATTTCTTTATAAAAAATAAAAAATAATATTAAGAGTATATATAAAATGGCATTAATCGTAGGTCACAATGGTCGATCAAGTTATGCGAGTACAATTGCTAATAGAACCGGGCAAAGTGGAGGGTCTGTCGGTGGTGTTAAAAAGGCGGGAACCGTTCAATATGGCCCCACTTGGTCTCGTGGAAATATGGGGAATTATTTGAGTCGTGCTCCTCAAGGATGCTGTAATAACACTGTTATCTTTGCTATTACTCACACCACCAGACACCCTGTTCAAAGAAACAGAAACGGATATTCCGTTGGTCGTGGTCAAATGTAAACTCCTTCGACAGTCGTCTCCGGAGTTCCCTCGCTTTTCGCTACGCTTACACCCGGCGCCTTTTGCTGCGCTTAAGGCTACGGCTCGCTCCAAATACAACTACAAAAACAAATACAAAAACAAAAAGATCACAAAACAAAAAACAAAAATATATAATATAACAAAAAAATAATTTAATAACTATCTGGTATATTAAATTATCAAAATGAAAATTAAAATCGACAACCGTGAACGCGAGTTAATTCTTATGTGTAAATACTATTTAGGTATAAGCCCAATCTATAAAGATATCGAACTTGTTGTAGAGGTATTACCTTTAGGTGATATAATAATTTGTGATGATAAAGAGGACAAACTCATTATCGAGAGAAAAAGTTTGAGTGACTTGGCATCAAGTATAAAAGATGGAAGATATGAAGAACAGTCATATCGATTAAACGGATTAAATCATCATAATCATAATATTATTTATTTGATTGAAGGCGACATGAGTCGAATGAATTTATTTAAAGATCGTATTGATAAAACCACATTATATTCAGCAATGCTTTCTCTCAACTATTATAAAGGTTTTTCTGTTTTAAGATCATATACTGTTGAGGAAACCGCACTAATAATTTGTAATATGGCTTATAAAATTAAAAAATCTGAGGAGACTGATGGTAAACACGCGTTTTATTCGAATCAACGTGTTATCACACAAGCCGTAATTGACCCGAGTTTAAATGATATGACAATAGTAGTTGAAAATGATGTGGAACCGAATTATTGCAGTGTCATCAAAAAAGTGAAAAAAGAAAATATTACTGTTGAAAATATTGGAGAAATTATGTTATGTCAAATTCCTGGTATTAGTTCAGTGAGCGCAATTGCTGTTATGGCGCAATATAAAACAATACAAAATCTCATTTTAAAATTGAAAGAAGATGACACGTGTTTAACAAATGTTACGTATACCAATACAAAAAATCAAGTTCGAAAAATAAATAAAACGGTTATAAGTAATATTAAAAAGTTTTTGACGAATGTTTAGGGGATGTGATGGAGCGGAACGCGTAGTTGTATATGGAACGCTAGTGGAGTATTCTGAAAACAATATAAGTTTCAAATTCATATTTTTTTTTATTGTCATATATAAGATGAACGAAGATATGTTGAAAATAATAGGAATTCTTGTTATTGTTATTTTTTTAATATATTTAGCAACAAAATCGATAAAATTACATTTAAATGTAATGGAAGGGTTATCAATGCCTTCAATGCCTTCATTGTCTTCAAAATCGTCATCGCCTTTATTGTCTTCCACATCTGAACCAGATAGTGAGATTGCGAAACGCGCAGAAAAAATTAAATCCGATACAATTAAAATGCAAGACACACTTTTATTAAGTAAATATAAAACAGATTATGAGAATTTGATTGTGAATCTGGATGATAATTTTAAATTAATGGCATTAACGTATATAGTGAGAGAAGATTGGGATGCTGCCGCAAAAATTTTCAGTTATATACCAATGTTAGAAAGCGCAATGAAGACTATTGATAGCGCTTAATAAATATACCATTCCATATATGGAATAAATAATATGTAATATATATATTTGTTATATTACATAATATAAAATGTTTTTTATACGCGAAGCATTACTTCGTTCCCAGCATAATATCCCTTATCAACTAACGATTGAGTATAATCACCGCCTCCCCAATTTGGATCCATCGGGTCGGGACTATGCAACAAATGTTCTTGATCTTCATTCATTTTATCCAAAGGAGTGGTGGTACCAACATAATATGATGTAGTGTCATAACTCGGCATTGAATTTGTATTATATGGTTGGTCATTATGAGTCGCGTCAACTAAAAGTGTGGGGTTTGGTTTCTTAGATTGGGACTGGGATTGATTTTGGTCAAGTGGTAGTGTAGGATTTTGTGTGGGTGTTAATGCAGATATTTCTGATGATATTTTTGGTTGATTTGATAATGATGGTGGTAATCCTCCTTGCAGATCATCTACTCCGGGGCGAATTTTATATACAGCTTCACCTTGTGCGTCATAAGTCTTTTGTAAATATAATACCGGGCATATAACTCCTTTACTGCGTTGCCATTCAGTAAATTCGACATAATCTTCTAAATTATCAAACTCGATTGGATTTACTCCAGGAACTTTTGCAAGTTTTGAATTAGATAAATAAAATCTCTTACCTTTTTGAATTAATATATCGGGGCAAGTGGGGGTTGATTTATTTGAATTTTGAGATGAATTTTCATATCCTTCCATAAAAGATCCAGTTATATAAAAATATAATCCAGATAAAAATATAGCTATTAATATTGCGGTCAAATATATCATTATATATATTAGATTGTGATAAATATAATGCCGAAAAAATAAAAATAAAATTATTATTTTTATCTTTTTTAATTTCTGTATAAAATATATAATATATAATATTATGGTGAAGCGAATAGATATAAACACAGTTGATGAATCTGACGTTGAAGATAAAATTACGCAATTTGTAGATGGTGTAAAAGATGGTAAACATATTTTTTTATTTTTATTTATGGATGGATGTGGTCCGTGTAATTCAACAAAAGAAAAATGGAAAAATATATTGGGTGAAAATGGAACATTAGATAAAAAACATATAGATAATGACGATATAATTGTGGCGCAGATAAATAAGGATCTATTTGAAAAATTAGGAAATATTGGCCATTCACCTTCTGGATTTCCTAGTCTTCGTTATATTAAAAATAATGGAAAAAATAAATCATTTGTTGAAGAATATGAAAATAGCGGTATTAAACCGTTGGATAGAAGTGCTGAATCATTCGCTGTGTGGATTGAATCTAAAATGAAAAGAATGAAAGGTTCAAAAGCTTCTCGTGGAGGATCTAAAAAATCTAAGAAATCTAAAAAATCTAAGAAATCTAAGAAATCTAAGAAATCTAAGAAAAGTAGGAAGACAAGAAAGACAAAAAAGAATAGTAAAAGATAGTGAACTCCTTCGTCTGTCGTCTCCGGAGTTCCATCGCTCCAAATCCATATACGGTGGTTGGGTCACGCCCTCTAAAGTAATGATAGTCTTGTAAATAGTTTTATCATATTTTTTTCATTTTCACGAATTTCGTTATTATTGTCTATTTGATTATACATTCTAGTATAATGCTTTACGCAGGTAATAATAATAGAAATTAGCGAGTCTTTACGAATATTAATATATTTTTTTTTCATAAAATACGACAAATCTTTTGGGTAATATTCACAATCTTCAATATAATAACTGATTTTTTTATAATTTCCCCCATCCTTATTCAAATACGTAGTCAATATTTTTTTTGTATATTTAATACACGAATATAACCGCTTAATTGTCAAATTATCATTTGGAAGTAATGATAATTTGTTATCTACAAAATCTGGTGTGTATTTTGACCGCAAGTAATTCAATCTAGTATTTGTATCTATAAAACTCATAATATATATCTGAATATCATCTGGTAAAATAGCTAATTTTTTTTCATAATTTTGCTTCAATAATTGCTTGTAATAAATTTCCTTATTTATTTTCTCACGTTCATCTGCACTGTGATTCTTATTCTTATTCTGTTTAAGGAGTTGAATTTCTCTGAGTTTTTTCTCGCACTTCTTTTTTGAAAACATTTTTTTTGGAGCGTAAGTTTGGAGGAAAACGGACGCGATAGCCGACGAAATTTGAAATTTGTGTATTTTATATTGTTCTTTATAGTATGTAAAATAATAGTAAATCAATTTTTTTAAATATTTTTACAAACTAATCACAAATAAGTGTGGAGCGAACCGAAGTTATTTGGAGCGACCCGTAGCCTTAATCGCAGCAAAAGGCGCCGGGTGTAAGCGTAGCGAAAAGCGTAGCGAAAAGCGTAGCGAAAAGCGTAGCGAAAAGCGTAGCAAAAGGCGAGGTAACTCCAGAGACGAATGTCGAAGGAGTTCTACTTCAA